GGCGGACACTGTCCGCTTGCGCGGGCGGCCCGCCTTCTGTGCATTGCGCCGCTGTGCGGCCAGCTTGGCCGGACTACGCGACTTACCGCCGAGGCGGCCTAGGGCAGCGGCCGCAAGGGACACCCCCTTCACCGGCGGCGGGATCGGGTTTCCTGTGCGCAGGTTTGATTCGATTGATAGCTCCAAAATCTCGCGGCACATTGCCGCCGCCTCGGCGGGGGTTTGCCCATCGCCTTGGACATGCTCCCAGCCGATCACCTCGGCGAGGAAGGCTCCCCCCGAGTTGAGTGCCTCGGGGTCGTAGTAAGTGCGAAACTCGTAGTCGTTTAGATTAATAGCCATGATTGATAAGCTCCTTTTTAAATTGCCGGACTTGGTAGGGCTTTGCTTCCCCGTTTTCGGACTGCAAGTGCATCGGCTCCCAGCCGTCCTGCTCGTAAGTGTCGTGGCTGCCCTTGGTGCGGGTGTAGGAATAGCCCACGCCTTTAACCGCACCCTCAAAGTCCGCAAAGTCGAGATTTTCGTATGGGTCTGAGCAAGGATTTTTGCGACGGTCTTTTTCCAGCGGGCCATGCATCACTAGAAAACCTAACCGCTTCTATTTAGCAAGCCCCAAAACTCCACTTTTTTCACAAAACCCTAAAGCCCCGACGAGCCGCCAACTAATGGCCGTGCGCCACGCACCGGCTCGCACAATAGAAAGGTCTAGACCTTGAACGCCAAGACTCGCCTCGCCCTGATTACTCGGCTTTCCCAGCACCCGCTTTTGGGTGCTGACGACGTCTCGCTGTGGTTTGGCCACGCGCCCGACGAAGCCGCGCCGCCCGTGGTCTTGCTCACGCTCGACAACGACAAGCGGCTACTCAGCCACTCTGGCCCTGTCGGCCTCGGCGAGGCCGACCTCTCTGTAGACGTGTGGGCCGCCGACGATGAGACCGCGATCAATCTGCGCGAGGCGGCGATTTCACAACTCCACGGCTTCTCGGGCGAGGTGACTGTTGACGATGGGAAGGGCGGCAAAACCACCGCAACCCTCACTCACTGCATCCACGAAGCCAGTAGCGAGGATTACGACGCGGCCAACAATCTCGCACACGCCGGAGCGGATTTCTCGCTCGGTTACAAAACGCGGTGAGCCCCCGCTGGCATTTTGGCGGGGCGTCGTTGCCGCCCCGTCACTAAAGGGTAACGCCGCACTGTCCTTGTGCTGCCTATTGCTGCCTGTTTGTGCGGGTGAGCGAATAACACGCGGCGGCGAGAGTAGCCCCTGTGGCTGCGATTACCTACCCACTTGCCTTGCCAGAGCCCATGCCCGTATCGGCAATTGAGATACGGGCAAAATCTGTCGTGGGGGTCTCGCGCTCGCCATTTACGGGCCATTCTCAAATCTACCGCTGGCCGGGCCAGTGGTGGGAAGGCACAATTACCCTGCCCCCGATGCACTGGCATCGAGCGAAAAAATGGGCCGCTTGGTTCCTCGCACTCAATGGCCCCGAGGGCACATTCCGAGTCAGGCTTGACGAGTCTTTCCCGCGTTCCGGCACGGCGGGGCATGGCTGGCATGCCGCCCCGTCGATGCAAGTCGGCGATACCTTTTTGCCGCTCGTCCCGTTAAATGGGGGAACCGGTGTGGCCGCCGTGGGCGACTTCCTTTATATTTCTAGCAGTCAGGGCTCGCTCCTGCATCGCGTGCTCTCTGTCGAGACAGACCAGAGCGGGGCGATGACGGGGGTGCACGTCTTTCCCCGCCTGCGCGGGTATTACCCAAACCACTCACTGACCTTCGTCGATATTGCGCCCACCTTCCGCTTAGCGGCCATGCCGACCGAGAGCTACGACGTGAGCCGCATCTGCGAGGGCCTCACTTTCGACTTTATCGACGCAGCCGCAATGTAAGGCGCACACGCAGGCAACCCATTACGGCAAATCTAAAGCCTCATGCAGGGTGTATCGCGCTTTGGCTGTGCCGACCTGCACGCTGCTAAGTCGCACGCGAGCGGGCTTGGCAGCCCACAGTTTAAAGAAATCGAATGGCTTAGTGATTTCTTCGCCTAGTTTACCTCGGATGAAATCGACTTCATCTTGATCGGGCTTAAACTCAAAGGTGCGGGCCTGTGCATGAATCCCCCAGAAAGTGCCGGTCAGATCAGCTTCGTCTTCGTGCACATTATCCTTTTTAAGCCGCTCTGCGGAGCGTTTTACCTGATCTAAGCTTTCGTATCGGAATGAGGCGAGTCCTTCGCCCTCAATACTCAGCCAAGCACCTTCCTTGCTCAAAAAGTCGATAAAGCCGTGCACCTCCTTAACCGCTCGCGAGGGCACGCCATTAAGCACTTCGGCGAGCCGATCATCATCCCCTTTTGCGCTGGCGTGCATGATATCTGTGAGCTTCTCCATAACCGCAATCGGCCTTGGTGGCCCGCCCTCTAATAGCTCGGGCTGCTCTGGCTCGGGGGGAAGCTCGAAGATAAACCCAAAGGAGCCCTGCGCAGTGTCGGCAATCAGCAGGCGATTATTGGCTGATTCGGGCACGCGCCCAAAGTCAGCTAGGTTCGGTGCGGCAAGCATCGCATAGGCGGCGTTTACACGGGCACTGGCTTGCCCTGCAAAGTCGGCCTCAATCGCCTCGGTGCCTCGCACTGGTGCGCCGCGAAAGGTCATCACCGCATGCCTGCGCCGAGGCTCCTTGGGCAGGGTCAACAGTTCGGCTTTTGCCTGTTCTAAGCGCGACTCTAGGCTCATGCGATCCAGCCAGCGGCGCGGCGGCATACCCGCCAGAATCTGGGTTAACTCACCTACTTCGGAAACTAGGAAATCTCGCTGGGTAGGAATCATAACTGCGCCTTTCGTTGCTCTAAAATTTCGCGTGCTTGGACATCATCTTGGATAGAAAGCTCGCTGTGCACAAAGCCCTTCCAGTGCTTACTTGCGCGGTGTGAGAAAAAGCCATACCAGTAGGCGATATAGCGGATAGTCTGGGCATCTAGCGAGGTGCCTAGTTGGAGAAAATAAGCATCCAGTCGGTAGTTCTTCTTCAAGTAAGTGCGTTCAAATAAAGTGCCAATGCTCGATGCGTTTGGCCCTACCTGTTCTATTGCAGGGGGCAGGTGCACGAAAATGACCGTATCAATATCGCGCGGGGCGCGCTTTTGGCGCGCCTCTACGTCTTCGACAAAGCTGCCATCTAACCATTGAAACCCCGAGGTGATTCCCGCTTGATAGAGTGCGGCCCTGTAGCGCAGCAGCCCATCCAAAAGGGTGACCCTATCGGCTGTTATGGCAAAACGGTTAACCACCTCACTCATGGCCGCCACGTATGGCGACCGTGTAGCGGCAGTATCCGGCCCTTCTTCAGGAATCGGAGGTAACGCACCGAGAGCATTCCACTTGGGAATCCCTGTAGGATGGGGGCTCATGAGGCGGCGTTTACAGGCCCCCCCAGAGCAAAAGGCAAGTGCTGCCTATTGCTGCCTATTTATTTAGGCGGTCAGCCCGCAAGGAGGGGGCAGGCTGCTTTCTGTGCGTGACCTACCCGCAAACTTCGCCGCCCTACTCGACGCCCAAGTCGTCGCCCCTGCGTTTTTCCTGCACCTCGACTGGCCGACTGGCCCCGTGTATTGGGTCACGGCCTACGGCGCGATCAATTGGGACGGCAAATGGTGGCAGCCCACCGGCGAGTTTTGCCAGATTTCCGAAATCGGCGAATCGAATGACGCCCGCGCCAACGGCGTGCAACTGACCCTCTCGGGCATCCCCTCCGCGCAAATCGTAAACGCCTTTCGCAACGACTTCCAAGGGGCCAAGGCGCAGATCTACATCGGCTTCCTAAACGAGCAAGGCGGACTCATCACTGCGCCACTGCGCATTTTTGAGGGCCAGATCGACTCGACCGCTTTTGAAGACTCCGGAGAGACCTCCACCATCACCGTCGCGCTCGAAAAGGAGCTGATCGACCGCCGCGACGAGGTGCGCCGCTACACCCATGAAGACCAGCAGCTCGATCATCCAGGCGACCTCTACTTCGAATACACCACATGGCTGGCGATGAACCCGATAAAGTTCGGCAAGTATAAGGCAGGCCAAGTGGCTCAGATCAGCGGCAAGGGCCTGCGGCCAACGATAACTTACTCCGTTTAACCTATGGAAGCGATTAGCCAGCAATTGCCCGCGAGCACAGCCCGCCGCTCGCCACTGATCACCTCGCTCACGCCTTCGCAACTGCGCCGCGCGGAACTGGCCGAAGCGCATGGAGAGCCCTTTGGGACGGGCGGGCAACGCCCGCCCGCCACTATGTCCAAGGCGACACGCCTTGAGGACTGGCCTGAAAAGCTGCGAGCCTTCCTCGAAGCGCAGGCCGATAAGCCCTTCGACTGGGGCACGCATAATTGCAGCTTCTTCGCCGCCGATTGGGTGAAGGAGTGCTGCGGCGTAGACCCCCTAGGCCGCTTCCGAGCCGAGTGCACGGATAAGAAAAGTGCGCTCAAGATCCTCGCGCGAAAGGGCGGCGTGGGAGGGCTTTGGGCGCGGCTTTGCAATAAATACGGCTGGCCCCAAGTGCACCGCTACTTCGCCCAGCGTGGCGACCTCGTCCTCTTTTCCGGCGAGGGTGGGCGCACGGGCGTCGGCATCTGCTGCGGAGAATCCTTCGCTGCGCTCGAAGAACAGGGCCTCGGCCACCGCGACATGCGCGAGGCTACTCACGCATTTAAGATCGGTTAAAGCCCGAGCTGTGCATGAGACCCCAAACGCACCAAGTTCAAGTTCTCGGCATCGGGCTTCTGATAGATTAAAACGAGGTCGGGTTTAATGTGACAGTCTCTAAAATCTCGCCACTGGCCGATGAGTGGATGGTCTCGCAGTCGCGGATCGAGCGAGAGGTCAGCAGCTAGCTGTTCTAAAACAGGCAATAGAGCAGCCTCCAAGATTTCCCGATGCGGCCCCCTACGCTCCCGCTTTAAGTCGCGCTTAAATTGCGCGGTTTGCTTAATCGTCCTCACGAAGGGTCGCGCGCAATTCGTCTAGCGTTACCGTTTCGAGCTTCCCCGCGCGGGCCTCTCGGATTGCCGCGATGGTCGCCGCATTGGGAGTAGGTAGCGCAAAAGGCATCGCCTTTTCTTGTGCGACACGGGTCAGCCCTATGCGCACAAAATCGGAGACGGTCAGCCCGATAGCGGCAAGCACTGCCGCTGCTTGTGCCTTGGTTGCTCCGTCAATACGCGCTTGCACGAGTTGATTTGCTGCCATGTTTGATCCTTTCTTCTAAGTGCATTACATTGTCATTCACCTAGTGGCGTTGTCAAGGTCGGGATTATAACTGTGGCGTGCTGCCTGTTGCTGACTATTTCTGCGGCGGCGGCCTTGGCCCGCGAGGCTTCTGCTCTCTGGTGTGAACCGCTTCTCACCGCGCGCTGTCCTTCGCATGCCCTTTATTGCGCCCATATGGGCCGCCGCCGCTGCGGCGATTGGCGTCACCTCGGCTGGCCTTGCCATCATGGTCGCCACGACTTTGCTCTCGACTGCCTACTCGCTGTCCCAAGCCAGTAAGCAGAAAAAGAAGATGAAGGCCATGCTCGCCGGTCTCGATGAGGGCCGCACCGAGATGATTAAAGACCCGCTGGCCCCGCGCCGCCTCGTTTACGGCGAGTGCTTAATCAGCGGTGTCATCACCTTCTTTTACCAAAAGCCAAGCAGCGAAGGCAGGCACTACATGGCCCTCACGCTGGCTACGCACCCGCTGCAAGAGATCGGGCAAATCCGCTTCGATAATAAACCGGTCGCCTCCTTTGACGCCGCTGGCACCGTAAATAGCGGGCCGTTTAAAAGCGTTATTAGCGTGAGAAAATTCCCCGGCCAGCCCGGTGGCGCACGCGACATCCCTTGGGAGCAGCAAATGAGCACTAGCGTATGGAGTGCCCAGCATGTGGGCCGCAACATCGCTCGGCTGCATATCGCTTATACGTGGGATCAGGACAAATTCCCCCAAGGGCTCCCAAATGTCACTTGCATGGTCAAGGGGGCGAAGGTCTATGACCCGCGCGATACCTCGCAGTCGCCGACAAATCCCAACTCGTGGAAATACAGTAACAACTCGGCCCTGTGCGCTGCGCATTTCCTGCACATGCGCAAAAATGTGCCCTACTCGCGGATCGTAAAAGGGGCCCTCATCACAGCGGCAAACGTGTGCGATGAGTCAGTGCCCAAAAAAGGCGGCGGCACAGAGAAACGCTACACGACCAACGGCGTCTACATCTACGACCAAAACCCGATGGACGCCATCGAGGAGCTAGCCGAGACGATGGCGGGCAGTATCGTCGATGCCGGTGGCACGTGGACAATCAAAGCAGGCGCGTGGACGGCCCCCGTCGTCAATCTGACCGATGCCGATATAGTCTCCGAGTTTCGCTGCACGCCACGCTTCACGCGGCAGGAGACTTACAACGGCGTGCGTGGCACCTACTTCTCGCCCGAAAACGACTGGGCCCCCGCCGACTTCCCCGCAGTAAAAAATGATACTTACAAGGACTGGGACGGCGGCCAGCGGCTCTGGAAAGACGTCGCCTATTCCTACATCACCAGCCCCAGCCAAGCGCAGCGCGTCGCCAAAATCGACTTAGAGAAAAACCGCCAGCAAATCACAATCGAGGCCGACTTTAAGCTCAAGGCCTTGCGTGCGCAGCCGGGGGATAATATCACGCTCACAAGGCCCAACCTCGGCTGGGTCAATAAGCCCTTCGAAGTGCAGAAGTGGGATTTTAAGGTAGTGCCCGCAGAGGGGGAGGGGGCGGGCGGCGCATCGCTGGCGGTCGGCATTGTCGCACAAGAAACGGCTGCTGGCGTTTACAACTGGAACAATGGCGAGGAGACCACAATCGACCTCGCGCCAAACATCGGGCTGGTCTCCGTGCACAATGTGGCCGCGCCCGCAAACTTCGCCCTTGCGCAGCCTACCGATGCAGAGATTACCGCGCTGCCTCGCATCAAGGCGACGTGGAATAAGTCGAGCGACCCGCTCGTAATCTCCGGCGGCAAGACCGAGCTACAATTCCGCAAGGATAACGAGAGCATCTGGACGCACTGGAGCCGTATCAGCGGCAGCCATACACACGATTTTGTAAACGACCTCGCGCCAAACGAGAAGGTCTGGATCCGCGCTCGGCACGTAAACGCCGCCGGTGTGCGCAGCGACTGGGCCACTGCATCGATTACTCCGCAGTCGACCAACGTCACCCTCGACCTCTCGCACTGGGCCATTGGCCGGATGAATAACGGAGCCTTCTACTCACAGCACTTAGTTATGTATGCAAAAGCCGGCGGACAGCCTTATCCCGTACGATTCGGCGTGAGGCTGCAAGTCAGCCCCACCGAGTTCCACGAGCACTTTTACTCGCCGCACGACCAAACCCAGCACCACTTCCAACTCCATCAAGGCTGGGGCAACGTGATGAATATCGAGGTCTCGATGTTTAAATCGGGCTTCTATGCACCCAACTGGGCCTCGCTGCCCGCTATCGATAGAAAGCTCGTGCCCGTCATCAAAAACGGCCAAGATGGCCTGCCCGGTGCCCCCGGTGCCCCCGGTGGCGGCAGCGGCACCTACACCCTCGTGATCATGCGCCGCTACTACTCCATCGCCGACGGCACCCAATTTGAGACCCAAAACGGCGGCGGCCCCAAACCCGCAGGCTCTGCCTACACCCTCGCCACCCCCAGCACCCTCTATCGAAACGGCCGCAACTGGGATTTCGCCGGCTGGACAGCCTCAGCAGGTAACTGGATCGCCAACCCCTCCTCCCCCCAAACCACCATCGTCATGAACGGAAACGTCACCGTCTACGCCAACTATGACGACAGCCTCATGTAAACCGCCCCGCCCCCGCCGCCGATGGCCCTCTCGATATTTACCCCCACGACCCTCCAAAACCGCCCCGCTACCGAGGCGGAGCTGGCCGCGCTCTATGCGTCTGCTGGCGATGAAGACTCCGCCCCCGTGGGCGCGGAGGGCCTTTCTGCCTTCGGCATTGCCCCCCTCGGCGATGCAGGAGATAGCGAAGCGACAACGACGCCCCGCCCAAGTGGGAGCACGAACACCGTGCTCGGCGAAGACCAAGTCCTAATCGACTGGGACACCCACCTCTACGACTTCACAACCGGCCAAGTCGTGCCCATTCACATCCCACTCTCGCAGCAGTTCAACGAACTGCGCCAGACTTTGGGCTCACATATCGAAACGCTCGAAGGCCGCATCGCCATGCTCGAAGCACAGGTCACCCAGCAGGCCGAAGAGCCCTACACAGACGAGGAGCAGGAGCAAAAATCAGGCGGCGACTAGGGCCTTCTTGTTTTTGCTGCCCTTGGGCCGCCCGCCGAAAGGACTTGAGTGCGGGGGCGGGTTTGCGCAGTTTGCTCGAATCATGGCTAAGACTGCCACTGCCCCCACGGCCCCATACTTCCCCGCAAAACCCGCACGCGAGCCGAGGAGGGAGCGCACGGCCTCCATTGAAGAGCGCACCGCCGTTTTAGAGACGCGCTGGGAAGAGACCGTGCCGACGCTGGCGACGAGCAAGGACATAAGCGACTTACGCAGTGAGCTAATTAAGTGGGGCGTGGGCGCAGTGCTCGCCCTTGCTGCCGTATTCTTCGGCATGCTCGCTACGAACACCGCTCGAATCGACAGGCTCGACTCAAAGATAGACGCACGCATGGACGCAGCCATTGCAGAAATAAAGGCTGATAACCGAGCGACGAACGCGCGCATCGACAAACTCGATGCTAAGCTAGACTCGCGGATCGACAAGTTGGACGCGAAGTTTGATGTGATGATGGCGGAGTTGCGCAGTCAGCGTAGCACGCAGTGAGGCTTACTGCACCTTCTTCTTGCTCTTCGAGCCCTTGGGCCGCCCGCCGACTTTGCCCATCGCTCGCGCTTTGAGCAGGTTCTTGCGCGAGGATTCGGCTTTTTTCTGGCTCTTTACTGCGCCGCCCTTGCGCCCTAGCACCGCTGCCGCTGCGACTGGCGCGGCGGCCTTCGGCTCTCGGCGATCTAGTGGCTTAGGCCACAGAGGACTTGGCAACGCGTCGGGATAGCGATCCGGCGGGCGGTAGTCTGGGTGTGGCATCGCGTGTCCGTCTCGCTTAAACCATTCGAGAGTATCTGCCAACTCTGCGCGACAAAGTGACAGCGCGGCTTCGGGCGTGCTCGCTCCGTAGATGAGGCCGGGCATGGCGGCTACGCGAGCGGTATAGCAGCCCGCTTCGGGTTGCCCGTGCGGCCACTCGTAGCGCACGCAAATCTCGTAGTCATCTACTGTGTAGTGGTAGGGTGTGGGTTTCATTTGAGGAGGATTCCTGCGCGTTGGAGTTCTTCGCGCACTTGGCGCACTTGATAAAAGGGCATGAGGCCTTTGTGGTCTTCGGTCAGAGTCAGCCCGCGCGGGCTTTCGGTAATAATAAAGTGAACATGGCTGCCGCCGTCGTGGCGAAGCGTATAGCCATAGTGCAGCAGTAGGGCCTTAACCTCCTCGTAACGATGATTTCTGTCGTGCCGCTTATCAGACAGTTTTTCGAGGAGTTTGTCGCGCTTGCTCATTGCGAATGAGAAAACTCTAAGCGTTTAGAATATGCAAGCCCTTTCCCATTTTTCGCAAAAAAAGTGAGGGGCTAGGTGAAGGCAATCAGCGGTCCGGTCGAGTCGAGGCCCTCGGCCTCGGCGTGTTGTTTTGCCCCGATGGCGTTGGCGAGGGCCGCCAGTCCGTCGATGCGCCCGTTGCTCGTGCTCTTGTCGATTAGCCGCCCGCCGTTGGCCCCGATGATTTTGAGTTTCGCGTTGAGCGCGTGTTCGGTGGCGATGGGGTTGCCGCCGTGGTCGAGGCGGCCACTGACGACGAGTCGCTCAAGTTCGTTCAAGGGCTCGGTCATCGCGGCGTAGCTCTGCGGCTGCAAAAAGACGGGCAGGCCGTGGTCGTCTGCGAGGCGTTGTCCTAGCCCTTGGAATCGCCACGGGTCAGAGGCGAAGCAGACGACGTCCAACTCGTATTTCTCAATTAGCCCAAGGATGTCCGCCTCGATCTGGCCAATCTCTACGACCTCTCCGGCGGTCAGCGTCAGGTAACGCTCGCGCGCCCAAATGTCGTAGGGCACATTGTCGCGGCGGGCACGCTTGGCGAGGTCGTTATCGGGCAGCCAGAACTGCCACGCGCCCACAGTGTGGGCTTCCATTTTTTGCGCAGCGTCGTTGCCGCTGCGTCCTTGCGGCATCGGACGCTCCTCAACAGCAATCGCACAAAACGCGCTCGTGTCAGTCGTAGCCGAGAGGTCGAGCCCGCAGTAAACTTGGCGGCCCCTCAACCGTTCCCAGCTTTCCTCTATTGAGAGTGGGCTCAGCGTTTCGGTGCCCTTTGGCGACGAGCCGCCAGCGAGCGGCTCGCCAGAATGGAGGCCCACACTGTGGGCGCAGCGGGCCCATTTCTCTGGATCGAGCCATCGCTCGGCACCGGTCTCCTGCCACTGGTTGAGGTGCTTTATCAGAAACTCACGGCGGGCTCCGAGCGACTGTTTCGCCGCCTCGGCTTGGTTGCGCATGTCCTCAATGTTCTTGATCGCTCCGAGCGAGGGGTTGGCCTTTACCCACACTTTTTCGTCCTGCCACTTGTCGTCCTTGTCGATTGTCCAGATGACGCCGAGGTAGTGTGCGCAGTCGCGGCTTTTGCTGAAGTCGTAGGTGCCAAGCTCGACAAGCAGGAGGACTTTTTGCACGCGGTCTTCTTGCTCTCCGCAGATGCCTTTGCGGTCGTCTCCGGCGGTCGTGATTTGAAAGACCAGTGGCGAGAAGGCCGCGCTGAAGGCGGTGTTGATGACGTCCCACAGGTCGCGCTTTTTCCACGCGTGAAGCTCGTCCATCAGCGCAAAATCGGGGCGCAGCCCGTCGAGCGTGCTTTTGTCGGAGCCCAGCGGTCGCCACTCCGAGGAACTTGGGATGTGGATGAGTCGCTTATGGCGTTCGCGAAACTTGCCTCGGCTCATCAACGATGAGGTGCGAAGCAGTTTTACTGCGTCTTCCCACACGAGCAGTGCTTGGTCGAGCTTGGTGGCCACAGAGAAGATCTTCACCTCGCCGTTTTTTGGCGGGTGGCTCATGTGGAAGAGCCCTAGCGGGGCAGCCAGCCCTGTCTTGCCGTTCTTACGCGGGACGGCGATGTAGCAGTAGTTGAACCTGCGCTTGCGCGGGTCATTTGCCAGTCGCCAGCCGTAGGTCTGCGCGATGACAAACTTTTGCCACGGCAGCATCGTCATCGGTTTACCGACTTGCTCGCCAGTGTAGACGGTGAAGTGGCGTGCGTAATCGATGGGCCGCTGGGCCTTGCGAGCGGAGTAGATAAAGGGGCTCTTGTCGCCGAGCTTTGCTGCGTGTTTGAGGTCGAGGCAGTGGCGGCGGACGGCGAGGTGCACCCAGCGGCAGTGCGCCTGCGGCTCGGCCAAGAGCATCGAAGCGAACTCTTGGGAGGGGTCATCGGGCGCGAGCGCAGCGAACTCCTCTTTGCGCAGATACCACGGGCTCGCAGAGCCTTTTATTTTGCGGGCCGCTCGTTGGCGGCCCGTCCTTGGCTGGTTAGCGGGCTTCTTTACCCGTGCTCTCGGGGGCGGATTTCTCTTTTTCGCAGCGACCATTTCGAGGATGTGCTCGCAATGGTTACGCGGCGACCAACGCGGCCTTCTTCGTCGAGCCCTTGGGCCGACCGCCGAGGCGACCATTGCGGGCAGAGGCGGCGGCTTTCTTCGGGCTCTTCGCCCGCCCGCCACTTTGCGCAAAGAGCCGTGCAGCGGTCTTCTTTACCGCCTCGTGGACAAAGGCGTTGGGCTCGCTTAGTTGCTTGTTCACCTTACCCTTCTGCGGCGCAGGGATGTGCCAGCCTTCTTCGCGGCACGCCTCAAGAAACACGCGCAGGCTTTCTCGGGCGTTTTTTATCGCCTTTTCAGGGGTCTTTCCGTCGCTCATCGCCGCTTCAAAGCCCAAGGGGGCGCACAGGAAATAGCCGTCCTTGGCACTATACCAAGTGTGCATTTCGTAGTCATTTACTTCGTAGTTCATTTTAGCTTGAGGTTGAATTTCTTAATCGCATCGCGCACTTGGCGCACTTGATAGGGCTTGGCCATGCCCTTGCCCTCAATTTGCAAGTTTGTGATAATGGTGTTTTTGTAAGATATGGCTAGATGCCCGCCTTTCTTTCGCCCTGCGCAGCCCATCCGAAAGGTAAGCCCTTTCTTTAATAATAAACGACCATTTTGCTGACGTCAGCAAAATGGTTAGCGTGCGCGTAGGGGAAGCCCTCGCGCCTTGCTCGGTGGGCGGCGGGGGAAGGGGCACCAGTCAGGATGCGCGAGTAGCCATGCTGCGGCGTCGATGGGCCGAGCTTGGGTGCGAGCCTGCACGGGGAATTTGTCGCGCTTCATCTCGTGCACGAGGCGGCGGCACGCTCGCTCGCCAAGTTCCCGAATCCCGTAGCCGGTCAATGCTTGGGAGAGCTCCTTGGGATACAAAAACCGCTGCGCACGAGACAGCGCAGCAGCGGGATGCAGATCCGCTGGAACTTCGACCGCAATAGTGGTCGACGCCCCTTGGGACGAGGCAAGAGCGAGAGCCTCGCAAGAATGGTCGAGGCAGCCTGCCTCAGGCGTCTGATTCGTCATCGTCATCCCAGTCTCCCAACTCGTCGTCGCTGCGTTTCTTCTTTCGTGCGCCGCCGCTTTGCAACTCCACATTGGGCGTGGCCGAGGCGGCTTTGCGTGTGAGCCCCAGTGCCTCGACCATTTTAAGCATGCGCTTGGCGGCGAGGTCTAGAGCCTTGACCTTGGGGTTAAGCACCACGCCTCGGTCACCCTCAAAGTTCGTGCCTTCTTTTTTGATGTCGATATGCAGGCTGACGAATTCTTCGTAAGCGGCGGCATAGCTAGCGAGTGCGGGGAAGTCTGCTGGCGTCCATGACTCTATCATAAGCTCAGCCATGCGCAGGTATTCCTCCTGCCCGACTTTGCCCAAGAACGGCGGCGGTGGCGGGATACCATTTCCTACCGTGATTCGTTTGTAGCCCTTCCCCGCTTGCGCGGAGTCAGTGCCTTTGTCTGGTCCTCTTGCTCCCATGATTACTGCTCTCCTTTTTGTTGTGCTTGGTGTTGTTCAGTGTGGCCGATCCAGCGGCCGCTTGAGTCGTAGTTTATCCGGCGGTTGCCCCGTTTCTCGCTGGTGCCGATGAAGCGGCCCTGCGCGTCGTAGTGCATCTCGCGCGACACAGGCGCACGGGGGCGCGGCGTGTCGGTCGAGTGGCAGCCGCCAAAGAGCCACACAAGCAGTAGGATAAGCAGGGCGAAGGGCAGTCCGGCGAGGACGCGGTCAAAGGCATTATAGGGATTCATCGGTGTAGTGGTTTCTTAGTTACACGCTTGGCCGTCGGTTTGCGAGTCAGTCCCGCAGCGCGGTCGGCGAAGGTCTTCTGCTGGTGGCAACTGCGGCACAGGCTCTGGAAATTATCGGTGTCGTAGAAGAGCGGGTCAAAGGCGGATTGCACGGGCTGGATGTGGTCGACGAGGCTAGCGGGCGTGTAGTTGCCGCGCTTCTCGCACTCGACGCAAAGCGGGTTCTGCGCCAGCCACAGCGCACGGCTCTTACGCCAGCGGCGGTCGTAACCTCGCGCTGCACTGTTGCCCCGCTCGCGATCCGCCTCGCGCAGGGTCGCAGACCCTTTTATTGTGCGTGCGCCCCGTTGGGCGCACGTCAGGTGGCGGCGCGAGAGCGTGGGCAGTCGGTTAGCCATTTTTCTCAAACACGGGGCCGATTGAGACCACGACCGCACCTTTCGGGTAGTGACTGGCGGGGCCGCATAGCGCGTAGTGGCACACGAAGAGCGAGTCGTCGATGAGTAGATGATTGGCCAGCGCGTCGCGGTAGGGTTTGAAGGCGGCGATTAGGTTATCGTCGTCGCGGCGGCGGCGGTTCGGTGCGTAAAAGGTTATAGTGAGGTGAACACGCGTTTTGTCTGTAAGCGGGCGCACGAGGTCTCGCCGCAGGCCCGCCTCCATGCACAACTTTGTGGTAATGCGCCGCGCTCGCCGCGTGGCCGCAGCTTTCGTGCGCCAGTGCACGCGCGCATTGGGGCTTAGCCGCTTGTCCGGCCACGGCAGGATGAGGGAGAGGGCTTCAGGCATGGTGGGGTTTGGGTTAAAGGGTTGCACAACGAGGCAGGCACAGGCAGCGTGCGGCACTGATGCCCCAAGCTGCGACACTACCGACACACTCACATACACCGCGCCGCACTCGCGCGGACAGGCGCACAGTGCCCATTGAGGAGCGGGTATCCGTGCTGGAGACCCGGGCCGAATCTATCGCGACTGTCGCAGATGTGCGCGGGGCAGAGAACCGGATGACGCTTTGGATATTTGGGGCTGCTCTCGCGCTTGCTGGGTTCTGTTTTGCTATACTTTCTGCGAGCGAAGGTCGCATGGATAAGCGTATAGACGCGCTGGATACACGCATTGATAAGCTCGATGCTCGTATCGATAAGCTTGATGCTCGCATCGATAGGCTCGATGCAAAGATTGATGCCCGATTCGATGCCATGATGGCCGAGCTTCGCGCACTTCGACGCGTGGAGTAATTAGGCATCGTTGGCCTCCTCTGTGTCGAGCGTATCGCCCGCTGGCGGCAGTATGCCGTTAATCGCCCAGCGCAGGCTGCGCTGGAGTTTCTTTAAGTAGGCCTCGGCTTCATTCAGAGAAAAGCCCGCGCGCACGCCGTCCATGCTCAACTCGTGATTGCGCAGTGCGAGGCTGTCTTCGGTGAGTGTGCGCACGCGCACAAAGAGGAGGTCGATTTCATTAAGAATCGACCGCACGCGCGCATGCAGTTCGGTGGCGAGCGGGTTTTGAAGCTCACTCATAGCGCGAACTCCTCCTTTCTCGCCTCGGCTTCTTTGTCGGCCTTCGCCGCGATCCCCTTCCAGTCTTTATCAAGGTCGGGCTTAAGCTCGGCACGCTCGTCTTTGTCGAGCCAGTTCCAGAATTTCTTCAGCTCCTCAGAGCCTTTGCCTGCACTCCTTAAGCCTTCTTTGCGCAGGTGCTCTATAGGGAGGGCCGCAGGCCCTTTTATTTGGCGAGGCGTCGCCCCCGCCTCGTCACCCAAGGGACTCGCTCTTTCGGCATGCGGTGGCGGTAAGAGCCGCACTTTATACGGCACTTTTTTGCCTTGGCCACGCGAGAGTAGCACCTCGCAGTCTTTATCGATGTGCGAGAGGTGCGAAATGCGGATGCCGCTGACGCGCTGCCCTCCGTAGCTTACGCCCGCGTCGCGAAATAGCCGCATGCTGCGGCCCTTCCACTTGTGCGGCTGCGTGCCCCATAGCTCGATTAGCACGCGGCGCATGGAGAGGCAGGGTTTATACGGGAGCTGGCCGCCTTCGTAGTGAACCTCCAGCGGCTGCTCATCGGTTTTGCCTGGACGCAGGGTTTTTACGGTGATGTCGAGCGGGCCGCCGAGAAGCGCGTCGGCGGTCAACTGGTCGGCCTTACCCACGGTCATCGCGGCCAAGTCGATTTTCTCTAGCTCCATGTCTTCTACGGTATTCATGATGTGTGTTCGTTGGTTTGTTGTGGTTTGAGTTCTGGAATGGGGAGCCCCCGTTTCCTCAAAAGGTCTCGCGCGGTTTTGTAGCCGCTCTTTGCGCGCCGCGCCTCAGCCTCCCTCTCTTCTTTCGGGTCTTCGGCGATGGCCCGCAGCATGCCGTTTAGCGCAAAGCGCAGCGCGTAGTCTTCGTCGCTGGGCGCGAGGGCCGAGCCGAAGGGCTTGGGGTCAAATTTTTCGAGATACCACCACGCTTGGCACATCCGTAGCTCGCCAAGTCGCTTGCCCTTGTTTTTGCCGAAGTGAATCACCGCATCCTGCCACGGCGCGTAGGTGAAGGCGTTGCGCACGATGCGCATGTCGGGGCGAAACGGCGGCGGCAGGGCGGCGGGCTTTCGCCAGCGCGCGCAGGTGTGCACGCTGGGCCCGCGCCTGCCAAAAATCCGGCGTCTACTCATAGAAGTCCTCCTCACGCTCTTTAGCCTCGACTAGAGGGTAGCCGCGAAAGGCGGCGTGTAGCGTGTCGTTTGCTTGGGGCGCGTTGTTTTTCATATCTACTTTTGTTATTTGTTTTAGCATTTGTGTATTTCCCGCAGGGTCTCTCTGCGGTAAGCGGTGTCCATGTCCTCCCATCTTCTATCGTCGAGCACGCCTTCAGTTAACCCCATCACACGGGTCATAACCCTTCGCCAGTTAGGCGGTGGAGCACGATACGGGTCGAGCGGGTCGGCCTTCGGTTCTGTCGTTGCTGCGCCGAGGGTGTGCCAGTTTTTGGCCAAAGCGTGCGGCGTTAGCGGCCAGTCACGGTGAGCCCGAGTATACGCTTTTGCCGCTCGGTCAATGATTTGCGGCGTTAACTCGGGACACACCGTCTTGATTTCGGCGAGGGCGACACCGGCGGCTTTGAGCGCGGTTTGTGTCGCCGCGAGCGGATCGCCGCCGGTTGCGGAAACGAGTGCATCGACCAGTTCGTTGCGAGGTCGCGGTTTTGGCTCGGGAGCGCGGGCTTTGGGGTTCGGCGGATTTGCGCAAGCTTGCGCCGCCAAGGGCTCGGGCTTGGCCGAGACCGGCGGCAAGAAGGTATTTATACTCTCTACTCTCTTCTCTCTACTCTCTTTTAGTGTTACGGGAACCGTTTGCGTAACGGTATCGGGAACCGTTTGGCAAACCGTTACGGGAACCGTTTCAGGAACGGTATCGGGAACCGTTGCATCAACGATTTGCGTAACCATTTCGCCAACCTCTCCCTCAACGGTTTCGGGAGTGTTTCCGGTAGCATAGACAGAGAGTTTCGCGGACAGTTCCTCACCCCAGTGGGGGCTTGCTGCGAGCAGCGCAGCGGCGCAGGCCGCCTTTGCCTCCCCATCCGGCAAGTTGATAAATACCGCGAAGCGGGCCTTGCACATGTTCGGGTTCTTTGGCGCGTTCTTCGCCAGAAAGTGCGGCAAGAAAATGAGTTTATCGAACCGGCGCACCAGCCCAGCGGCGACCAGTTCGGCGAAGAACCGTGCGGCTTTCGCGCGAGTGAGCCCGAGGTCATCGCAGATATACCCCTCCGTGCAGCGGTAGCAGCCCAGCCAGTTGCTGTGCGCGTTGGATTGCAGGTAGACGTAGAGACTGCGCGCCTCAAAAGAAAGCCCGCCGATGTCCCAATACTCGGGGCCGATTTTACTGTAGACCTTCATCGGCGTAGAGTTCCTCCCATTGGGCGTCTGTTAGCGTTAGGCTCAGAGAGCGGTCCCCCCGCACGACATCCCCTGCGTTCACCAGTTCATTGATCGCACTCTCAAGCTCTTGCTCAGCGAGCCCAGTATCGCTCTGCGCATAGGCTATCCTTGCGCACCCTCGCCCGAGAAAATGCCAGTGCGGGCAGGTATACAGATAGACGAGCAAGTAGCGCGCAGTTACTGATAGCTCCTTGCGAGGCCAGATATCCTTGGGCACGCGCCTCAACTCATCAGTAGGGGATTTCGGGGGGATAGTCATAGTCGGTTCCTGTTTGTTGTGTGTGTTGTGGGGGGAAAAGGGGGGGGGCGTTACAGAAGCTGGCGGCGGCTGCGCGCGAAGCGTGAGCGGGAGACCCCAACGCGGTTCTCATCCAAGACCGCCAGTAGATCGGCCTTCGGGTAGAGGTATTTGCGCTTGTTCATCTTTATGCGCGGGATGCCCAAGCGGCGCACTGTCGCCAAAAACGTCTTCCCGCAGTTGATGCGCAAAAGCTCCATCGCCTCCTTACGATCCAGTGCATGTGGGCCGTGGTCTTTTGGCTTTGGCGGGGGAGGGGGAGGGGCTTGGCCGTTTCCCTCCTGCACGGCAAGCAGCCGATCAAGCTTCGCCTCGATGCGCTCAACGTCCTCGCGCGTCGCTAATCGAAATTTACCCTCACTCACGCCGCACCTCCTCCCTTCGCGTCGGGCGATGCCGCGTCATTCTCGGCCCAGAACCGCGCAACTCGCGCCTCCCACTCCTCCTCGTCTGCACGCTTGCGGTGCAAAAGCTGCTCGCGCGTCAGCTCCAACTCGCGCCCAAGCGCATATATGCGCTTCTCGTAGGCGGCTTCGAGCCGATCGCACGCGCGCTGCGCGAAAAACAGCACGCACACAAACGGCGCGGCAATCGCTAGCCCAAAAATAAGCGAGACGAGTAACGCGCTCACCGCGCACCTCCCTTCGCCTGCGTTGCCCCTTCGAGGCTGGCGACTAACTCCTCCAAGCGGCAGTTGACGAAGGCCGACATCGTGCGCCTGTCCGCCCGCGCTAACTCGCGGATCTGCTCCTTTAGTGCCTTATCCATGACGATGAGTAGGTGGGTCTTATCGGCAGCGATTCTCCCGTGCCGTGAGGGGCTTTGTTTCTGGATTTGGGGCTCCATGATTCATATCTGTTTAGTTTTAGTGGTATATATATGCCACATTGCAAGTGGCTTTTTCCGTTTGATAAAAAAAAGCGATGGGCCATGCCTCCTCGCCCATGAGCCGCCACGGCAAAATCGCCGAAGATAAGACCCACATCCTCTTCATCGCCCCTAAGGTGCTTAAGGAAGAGTTGCGCGAGCTGGCGGCTGAAGAGCGGCGCACACTATCCGCCTTCATCGTCGTGCACCTCGAAGCCCTCGTCGCCCGCCGCAAGGCCGAGAAACAGCGACTGGCTAAGACCCTTGCCGATACCCCGCCCGCCAGCCCAGAGCTACTGGCCGAGCTATCGCGCATCCTTGGCGCAGCGGCCAAGGGCGAAGTGCCCGCACCGCCCGCGCCAATCAAGCCGCCCAAGAAACCGGCCAAAAAGTAACGCGCCGCACTCACGCCCCACCTCCCTTCGCGGCGCGCACGGGCTTCGCGGCAATCGGCGCGGGCCCAAAAATGTCGGGCCGCAACTCGTGCCGACTCACGCCAAAGGCCGACTCAATCCGCAAAACATGGTGCGCTGGAACGCGTCGCCACTGCGCTACTGACTGGGGTTTCAGCCCGCACTCCCGGGCGACTTTTGAGAGCCCCCCGAGGGCTTTCGTGAAGTGGGGTTTCCGTCTCATTTTTTAAGTAAAAACGGAATTATTTTTTACGGTCAATACGAAATAGAGAAATTCCGTAATTACTTAAAATTTGCGGTGTGAACACCCAACTCCACCAGCGCATCCACCACGCCCGCAAACGGGCACGATTAACACTCACCCACGTTGCTGAAGCCCTCGGGCTCTCGGTTTCGTCAGTGCATCAGTGGGAGTCGGCAGACCGCACGCGAGGCACCTCTCCCTCGTCTGCGAACCTGCGCAAATTAGCCCCGTTGCTGGGCGTGTCGCTGGAGTGGCTAGGCAGTGACGAGAGCACGCTAGAGGCCCTCGATGTGCCCGTATCCGTCGCCCCCCTACGCGGTGGCGGTCGCATCAGCGTGCGCCCCGGTGGCCTCGCTGGCATTATGGAAATCACCGCTCCCGAGGAAATGGAGCTCGTGCGCTCGTATCGCCGCACGCCCGCCGATCTGCGCCCCGCCGCGCTAGCGGCGGTCAAAGCCCTCGCCGCCACGTCCGCCCGCAAAAAAGGCGCGTCCTAAAACGCGCCCCTCGTTTCCTCCTACCGTGGCTCTCTGCGTCCCTGCGAAGCCACCAGCTCAAACAATCGGCCGAGCCGCGCGTTAATCTCTGCGCCCTGCTTGTCGATCTTCGCATTAATCTCACGATTCTCCGCCCGCTGCTCCGCAGAAAGCTTGTCCAGCTTCGCGTCCAAGCTGTCGATCCTCGCGCTGACGCCCCGAATCTCCCCGCGCAACTCCGTAGCGACGCTATCAATACGAATATTTAAGTAAGTGAACGCGGTGAGTGCCAGTGCGCCGACCGCAATGAGCGTCGCCAAGTTCACGTCAATTGAGACTCTGCGCGACTCCGCCCGCTGCATTCTCTCTGCCACGGGCTCTGCGCTCGGGTGTGTCTCAATGCGTTCGGGGGTAATTGCGGTAGCCATGATGGGCCGCAAGCTATCCCTCGTGCCCGCCCTCTCAAGGTTAATCGAAGCGAAGGCATTTTGTGCCCATCCCGCGCCAACGAGCGCGGTTTTTTGTATCCAAATTTGTGAGACGAAAAAAGTTGGACGGGGGAGGGTAAAACTTTGACTGCCAACGTGTTGACCGATCGCCTGCCCCTCGCGCGCAAACTCACGTCAGATTTTCATTTTGCGGAGCCCACCCACTCGCACCGTAACTTCCTAGCTCTCCGCTGCTTATTGCTGCCTGTTTACCGCCTTCGAGTCGGGATTTCTCGCGTGTGGAATCGCGCAATGTCACCCCCCTCCCAACGCGCCGAACGCATCGGAAACTGCGAACTTTACTACGGTGACGCGCTTGCTTGGCTTGCCCAACAACCTGACGCCTCCGCTGATTGCTTGATTACCGACCCGCCCTATTCGAGTGGCGGGGCAACTGCGGGAGCTAGGAAGCGCAACCCGTCGAGCAAATACGTGCAAGTTGGCCAAGCCAAGCAATGGGCAGATTTTAGCGGCGATACCAAAGACCAGCGAGCCCAATTGCGGTGGATGCTCTTGTGGCTCGGAGAATGCCACCGTGTGCTGCGCGAGAATTCCCCTGTCTGCTTGTTCAGCGATTGGCGTCAGTTACCGCTTACGACTGATGCGCTCCAATGCGCGGGTTTTGTTTGGCGCGGCATCCTCGTATGGGACAAGACGCTTGCCAGCCGTCCCGTGTTGGGCCGCCCAAGAGCGCAAGCCGAATATGTGGTCTGGGGCAGTAAAGGTTCCATGCCGACTTCGCGAAAAGCCCCCGTCCTGCCCGGCGTCATTCGTGTAGGAGTGCGCCAAGCTGATAAGCACCACATGACCGGAAAGCCGACCGAGCTGATGCGCCAGTTGGTCAAGATTTGTGAACGCGACGAAACGGGCTCCGGCCTCATATTGGATCCTTTCGCGGGCAGCGGAACAACTCTCGTGGCCGCTACTCAAGAAGGCTACCGATCAATGGGATGCGAGCTAAGCGAGCACTACTTTGACGTTGCCGTTAAACGAATCAAAGAGGCCGTCGAAGCTCCCCAAACGTGATTTTAGCCTCCATTTTTTTCTCCGAAAAAAACCTTGATTTTTAGGAATTTACCACCCCATTTTTCTTAGGAACTTTTTAGGAACAAAAAATTCTCCTCTAGAAAATGATTCCCGTGAGGGGTACCAGATTTGAGAAAAAGCGTTCCTCTGAGTAAGGTGTTTGTGGAGCGAAGGCGGGAGCGAGATTAATGTGGGGTGTGCCGCAGTGCGCTTAATAAAAGAGTTTTCGGTCGAGACTTCGGTACTGGATCGCTTCGAGTAAGTGCGACGGCTCGATGTGTTCGGCGGCGGCGAGGTCGGCGATGGTGCGTGCGACTTTGAGGATGCGGTCGTAGGCGCGT